AAGTTGTATCAGCAATGCTTTTTCAGCGGCCTCATCTTTTAGTATCATATTGTCAAATTGAACCTTTGGAGCTTTGGACCATCCCATCGCTTGTGTTAAAAGTTCTAGCTCTTGCTCCCAGAATTTAGTAACCTGCTGTCTGCCGTACTCAAGTCTTTGTATTAAAGTTTGCAAAGATATAAAATTGTTTGTCGCCCCAACAGCCCTCGAAGAGCCTGTCAGGCTAGGAGGAACACCTAGTCCGCTATAAATACTGTCAAGTATAGGCTCGTATTTTGTACCTCCAAGGAAGTTATGAACTGACGTTGTTACCTCTTCAAAGCTAAGTTCTGGACCCCATATTAAATCAAAAGCTCCACCGCCAGGATTACTAAGCAATATGTCTGCAAGCTTTTGTATAGCTGCATCTGTTGGTAATATACCCTTATCTAAATCTCCAAGTCTCCAAACTCTAATCTGAGATATCGCTCCGTCCAACGCAGCCAAATCTGCAAGTTTCATTTTTTCTAACAAGGTCAGGTCATCTAGTATGCATTCAAGCATGGGAGACGCCCAAGTATCCCAGTCGTCTTTCTTGTAGCTATACGCACATATTTTGTTTCTGTCCAGCGGTATCAGCGGAATGCCGTTCTTAACAGCCTCAACGAGTTCCGTTGGTAGTTTTTCTATGAGCCGTTTCTCCATTTCATTTTTTGGCGAAGATATTTTTGTTCTAAGAGAACCGGTTATCTTTAGCCCGTAAGCGTAGTCACCGGCAAATTGTGCTAGCTCTCCGCCAGCAACTTCCAGCGTCATGGGGTTTAGAAAGGTGTAGCCACATGGTATTACTTTTTTTCTAATCCTTAAAGGCTTCTTCATTTCGTGACTTGGCTCAATAATGTCATACTCAGAGGCTATGGCCATTCTTCTCTCTTCTGACAAAGTTATTTTGCAAGTTTGTCTTTGGCACACAACAGTGCCTATTCTGTATAGATAATTTAAAAATCTCTCGGTTGTCTTTGGGCCATCAACCATGTGCTTAAACCATCTTTGAGAAAAACGCTCTATTCTTTTGTTTTCGTGAATAAGCTTAATTCCTTGGCAACCAAAATCAGCCATTAAGTCTATAACATTTCTGACAATCCCAACCCTCTTGTAGGCTTTGTCACACCTAGCCATATTAACTTTTGTTACGGTATTTCTAGATTCACTTGGACGAAAAGCGTCATAGTCATTTCTAGTGAATTCGTTTCTAACAGATATATTTGTATCTATATCGGCGTATCTATCTCTGCCTCCATAAGCATACGCGGTGTGATGCGTTACCGCTTGATAGCTCTCCAAGGCCTTAGAATTTTGAAGCGCGTTCTCAGCCTCGTCGCTATTTTCAGGGTTAAATGTTACAAAAGCCAGACCACTATTTTTATTGGAATCTGGAATATAGTTTGTTTTTATTGGGTCTTTTCGTTGAGCCATTTAAGTTTCCATTTATTATAATCGTGGTTATAGTTTAATGCCATTATATTAGTAATACACCATTATTTTCTCTTCACACCCATACCATAAACACCGTTCATTTTTTTTACCAAATGCTCTGGTCCTGTGTAAAGCTGGCCCTTTTTCAACCCTTTTTGTTGATTTGCGTAGCCGCCGACAAACTTGTGTTCAGTACCAGAAAGCTGATTATTTAAAGTATGGGCGACTTCATTGGCCATAAGCAGTGATGAGTAACGGTCTTTTCTAAGTCTTCCCTTTTTTCCTCCTGCCTCTACAGTTTGAGGCGTATCCCATTTGTCTCTTCCGCTTGATGTCTGGGTATGTTCTATTGTGGCTAGTTCGTCTTTAAGAGACTCTATTTCCATTACGCAGTCCTCTAGCGTGTCATAGTATCTGTTAGATAATTTATCCTGTGCTATTGCTTCTGATAGCAGAACGGTATCAAATTTAGGGAATAGTAAACAGTTCGATTCTAAGTCTTTTCTAAGATTATGGTTTGCTTTAAATGTAAACTCAGACTTAGCAAATTGAATCATATGTAATATGTGCAAACCAGCTTCGCCATCTGTCGGTTTATTCGTAGACTCCCAGTAAAATGGGTCTTTATCCTCATATTTTATGTAAGGCCATAAAGGCTGTTCTCCTTCTTTAAGAAGATTTTTATCATGCAAAGCTTCCATGATAGCTATTCCGCCGCCTTGTGCGTCAATCGCTATATTGTTTGTTGGAAATATTTTTGTTAAATCTAATATTTTTCTAGCGCAATAATTGTAAAAACTTTCTAAAGTTGAGTCTTTTTTAGTCTTTATTCTCTCCCTCATTATTTGTCTGCTGCAAGTCCAAACGTAAACTATTCTTCTGTGAGAATCATTTTGTTCTAAAATAACTATTGAGAAGTTGTCTGTCTCTGACGCAGGGTCAATTCCATATATATATTTTTTATTTGGATTGCCTGCAAGCATTGCGTCAAACTGCACTTCATCTCCCGAAGGTAAAGAAATAGCTTCGTTAGTAACGCATCTTTCTATTAAGCTCCTTTTGAAAAAACCTTCTGAGTCTTTTGCAAAACAGGCTTCATACTCCATTTCATACCTAGAGGAATGCAACATAGCTTTTGCTTGGGCTAACTGCGATTTATCCATAAAGCCATCTGGCAATAAACCCTCTGGTATTCTCATCACAGAATATTGCTGCCAATCAAATCCCTCTGGTATCCTGCCTTTAAAAACTTTTTCCTCTAAATATTTATTGTCGCCCCTACTCCTAACAATTTCTCTTTGTCTTGTGAAATATTCATAAAAATGATTAAACGCATAGTATGCTGTTCCAGCGATAACGGTTTGGTTTCCAAAGCCCATTTCATCTTCAATTTCTTCAGCCTGAGAATACATCCCCAACTCTTTAAGTTTTTGTATTTGAGCATACTCTTTCACTCTATCTGCCGGGTTTGCTGATACAGCGCCAAAACCTTTAATAACAACCTCAAATATTTCTTGTGGGATAGACGCAAATTCGTCTGCAATAATATAATTTGCACGTAAACCACGAATCTTAGAACCGTCGCCTAATGGAATAGCTATAATTTCGCTTTGACCAACATAAAAAGTGCATCTATCTATATCTCTTTTAGGACCCTGTCCTTTGCCAGCGCCAACCATATTTGCAAATACAGGAGAATTTTTGTAAAAAGTTTCCATGTATTCAAACAAAAGCTTGGACTGACGAAATGCTGCGCCGATAACAATTATTTTACAGCCCTGCATAAAAAATGCTCTAAGTAGAGAGTATAATGCAAGAATCCAGGTTTTACCTGCGCCGCGAGTAGCTATTAACATTGGAAATTTTCTGTTCCAAAGTTCTTCAAGTATGCACAATTGAAATGGTAAGAGGTCAACATTAAGAAGGTATTTGCATGTGAACCAAAAGTTTTCTGGCTTAGACATAAAATCTAAATATTCCATGATAGGGTTATCATAGTCATATTCTGAATTAAGAAGTTTATTTTTAATATTGACGTTTTGAACATCGCCAAGATTTAAATGTGCATGTCTTAAAAGATTTTCTATGTGTTCTTTACTTGTGTCCATATTTTTGCTGAGACTCCATAAACCTCTTAAATATACTAGAACAAACTTCTTTAGCGTACTTGCCACAAAAGATAAATGGAACATCATATTTCTTTTGTAATTCTAGTATTCTCTTTAGGAAGAATGGTCCTCTCACTTTCATGTATTTTCTCTTGTAGGCTGGTATCTTACTTCCTTTTGGAAATTCAACGACATCCTTCATTTCAAATTCTAATAAAACATATCTCCAGGGAAAGTCTATCATTCTTTCAAGCTCTCTCTCAAATCTTGGCTGAGTTATATTTGTCGCTAACTCTGATACGTTTCCTTTCCTTTCTATGCATATGTGATTTTCATATCCATATAAAGTATAATCTCCAGTCTTTATCGTCTGCTCCTCTGTTCCGGCGCAATATCCAGACTGTGCAAATTCCCACCCGTCTTTTTCTCTGGTGTCCCTATAAACTAAAT